TTTTATGTAGTTCTGAAAGTCATGCATAACAAGGGTTTCAGCCGTTTTGTAGTTTAGTTAGTAGATACAAAGTCACGCATGTGCGTCCGCTTTGTGTCCGTTTTAGATAATTCCGATATAGCTCAGTTGGTAGAGCAACGGACTGTTAATCCGTGGGTCCTTGGTTCGAGTCCAAGTATCGGAGCCATTATTTCGCTCTCAAAGAGCGTCAACTGATGTTGTATCACTTTTTTTGTTTCACTAATTACTTCTAAGGGTTGGCTATAAGAGTTCATGTAGTGAATACTACAGGGCTCTGCACAATAGCCAATATCTTCTCCACCCCACAACCCTTCAGTTTCGACTTGAGCTAGCTGGCTTAAAGTAAGCTCCGCCGCTCCATGTTTTTGAAGAGCTTTTGCCCCTATTGATCTTATATTATCGAATGCTCCAGGCTCAGTTAGCCACCAGACCACTTCCTTTGATTGAGCCAAACGCTTGGCCTCTCTCTCGTACATACAGCAGTACCTCTTCTAGTAAAGTAAGTGAACATAATAGACTTACTGTATACCTATGTACAACACTTTTTACTGCGAATATAATCTATTTGCAAGTAAAATCTATTGCTAGGTAAAATGAGTGAAATTAGAGGTATTAAAAAGCCGCAATTAAGCGGCTGCAACGTCTTCATATAATGTAGTTTAATTGATCAGACGCTAGTAAGTGCATTCAAAACTTGGGCACTAATATCGGAGGTGGCCAGATGTGCATATTTTTGAGTTTGGATTGGAGACGCGTGGCCAAGCATGATTTGAACTTGATACAGCGTCAAACCAGCAAGCACCAATCGAGTGGCATAAGTGTCTCGTAAACTGTGAGCTGTCAGCGTGCCAAACTTTTGAGTGACTTCAGGTGAATTTAAGCCAGCCCGGTTAGCAGCTTCACGAATGCCTTTAGTCGCGCATGTGCGGTGTGCGTTAGGTATTGTGTTATGGGGAAACACATACAGACTTTTGTTAGCCCGCCGGGCAAGTAGCTCGCGCACTCGAGGCGTTAAGGGCAGTACAGTGCGATTACCAGTTTTCCCCCGGTACACTAAAGCGCCATCAGCGTCCAGGTCACTCCACATTAGGCTGACGCACTCACTTATGCGCATTCCAGTGTCTACCAGCGTAACAATCAGGTCTTTTAGTTCCTGGGACTTGCAAACGCCAAGTAGCTTAGCCTCCTCGCCTTCACGTAAATACCTAAATTTAGGCGTAGTCTTTAGCTTCTTTACTTTAAACGTCGGAGCCTGCACGCCCCAACTCTCAGCCCTATTTTTCATAGTGACCAGGGCCGTTGTTAAGTGGTTGATTGAGGTATTTGCCAAATGGGCTTTGCTGCTTTGCAACCTAGCTAAGTCTTTTGAGCATAACGTTTCAAAGGGCGTGCTGCGATCCCACAGACTACCATCACAAATATGTGAGGCGTTCCATACAGCGTTTTTGTAGCTTGCGCTTGATTTGCGGCGTTGCTCACCCACATAGTTGTCACAGGCTTCGCCTAGAGTAATGCACGGCTCTTTGTTAAAATTTCGTGCGTCATCAACTTGCTGTTGTTTATAGGCAGCAAGAAGCCGAGCCTCTTTTTTGATGGTGGTTCGGGCAGAGTAGCGTTTTTTGCCGTCTGGAGTCGAAAGCTCATACTGCCACTGGTCGCTTCCAGGTCGTCTAAACAGGCGCATTAGGTAAAGTCGCCAATCGAAAGCCGCTGGTTACCGAACAAAGCCTTATATGTGTGTGGGTCATAGTATTGGGTGAGTTTTTGAACAAACATCGCCGGGTCAACACCCAAAGTCTTCGCGTAGGCCGCATACTGCTCAGGTGGAACCCGCGCCGAGCCAGACTCAATCTGACTTATCATTGTGTAATATCGCAGGCCCAAGGCCTCAGCAACGTCCCGCTGTGTTAGTTGTGACTGTGCGCGCAGTGCTTTTAAAAAAATGCCTGCGTTTGTGCGCAACACCAGTGACTCTTCGTTTCTTTTGCCTTGCTTGTGCATAGCAGCTCCATGGACCTCACGGCCAAAATGAATGTTCTACAATTTTACGTCATAGAGTCGCTGTTGTACACAAATAATCAAGGCAAAAAAAACCCTCCGAAGAGGGCTTGTTTACATAAAAATTCTAAGAAGGTTTGCTAGCGACGCGCTGTTTTGGTAACCCAGGTCTGCAAGTTGTAGTGCAATAATCACTTTTAGGTACTTGTGGTTAGTCTTAATGCCACTTGTAATAGCGGCGGCAGCATTGCTCAACTCGTACCTTGCTTCTAATTTATCCTTTAAAGAATAGCTATTTTGCCGTTCTATTTTTTCAAGTAGATTGGCATACTGATTTGGCATGGGAGCCTCCTACTTAATGTTGCGCTATTTTGGACCAAAGGCCTTAACGGACCGGAGGCCGAATGTTGCAGCCACACAACCCATAAAGCACCACTGGTACCATTCTGGCAGCGTACTCATAACCTCAAAGGCAAGCTCAACCTGGGCAATCATCGCCATGTCACCCCAGACCGCTGCATAAAATACAACGCCTAAAGGGATTGTTAAAACGATTGTTAAAAACTCGTCCTTAAGTGAGGTTGACATGTCACTGACACTAGCCAGGTCGGCAGCTCTTTCGCCTGACAGGATGGCGAGCTCCTTAATGAGCTTTGCATCGCTCCTTTTTGATCGGTTTTCAAACCACTTGCTGCCAAGGTTAGTTGCAGCCTTGAATGCTAATGACCACATATAGGCCTCCTAAATTTTGTTGTTGTACATCACGTCAGCAAGGGTAAGTGAGCGCTGCCCTACCTGGTCCGCCCATTTACTATCAAGCATTTCAACGCAGGCCTGTTTGTAGTCACCAGCGCACAGAGCCGCATGCATTTTTTCAAAACCAGCAAGTCTTGTAGAACCTAAATTGACCATCATATCGATCAACACAGCTTTGCGCTCGTCACTGAGTCCTGCGTAATAGTCATACTTTCCAAGGCAGTTTTCAGCTTCTGCAATATCGTTTGCAAGCAGCGTTGCAGCCTCCGGTTCAGAGATCCCACGAGACTCTAGGTTGCGCCCATAGCCAATCGTTTGAATCCCTAAGCTATCTGCATAGGGAAACTGCCGGTAGCCTTCATGGACACGTAAAAGGTCCAGGGCTTGTTCTTTATACTTCATAAGTTAGTCCTTAGGATACTCAAGTTTCACAGCAAGCAGCGCTTGATACAAGCCACCGTCGGTGTTGAGAGTCCCGGTTGTTATGTCGTGAAAAAGCAGGTCGAGCTGCTCCCCGATGTCGGGGTACGCCCGGACGCGCTGCTGTTGATAAGTTAGCTCAGGTAAGGACCCTACTGAAACCCGGACAACAGCGCCCAGCTCCTCGATGTAGCGATCACCAGCCATATCGGTTGGTCCCATTGCAGGATTTTCACCGATATAAGGTAACCAGCCAGCCTCCCCAGCCATTCCTGACTGGGGGCCTAGTGTCACCTGTTCGGCGTCGTGGTCGTACTTTACAAATAAGTCCATAATTACCTCAATGACATCATGATGCCGGACACGTTGTAGATCCGGTCGTAGTTCCAATTTTTACTAGGTTGCGAGTACGGAATTGAACCGCTGCCAACTTGATTGAAAAGCCTGAGCTTTATCTGACAATCTACCGAGTGCTCGGTTGAGTCACTCAGTGCACCATTGATGGCAAATTGGTATGGGTCATAATCAAATGGAGACCGGAAAAAGAACTCGTTAACTAGCGTATAGCTCGTCGGCGGTGGGGGTATTACAAGGGAGCGATTTGCATAGGCCAATATTGGACCAACGCCCGAGACCGGGTCCTGTTGGTAGGAGATGGTTGTTTTATTTGTCGACGAATTATAAAACGAGTACCACACACTTCCAAGGGTTCTAACGGACGTCATATATTGGTCCTTCAGCAGCGTTCCGGCTGGGAGATAAATTTGCCCGGAGACTTGCAGCGAACCTGTGGTTCCCATATATGGATTAGTAAAAACCTCCGGGTTACTAATTGCGCCATATGAAGTATTTCCTGATGCTGCTGGCGCATTGACCCGCATCCACAGCTCAAGTTTATACACGTCGTCATTTTCAAACACACCCCAGCCTGTCGCTGAAATATATGGCTTTCGCTTTATATCTGCGCTACCTGATGCCGGAATAGTTCCTTCAAAAATAGTAAAACTCGTTGATGAAGTAAGGTATGGAATTGTCTGAGTTGTTTGCTTTTTAAAGGGGATCAGCGTGTTGACGTCACCGCTAATTGAATTCACAAAAAGGTTGCCAGCTGTTACATTTGTGAAGTCTAACGTACCGCCCGAGATAGTCCCGGCGCTTAGCGTGCCCGTTACAATTCGCGAACCATTAATTGTCGTTGTATCAGTCTGAATGGCTGTAGTAACTTGAGCGGCTGTTTGCAGATTGGATATGTTCGGGATGTCAGTTGACAACGCAAAGCCATCGTTGTTGAGGTCCGATAGGTTAAAACCCGACAGGCTTATTCGGGCAGCGTTAATGGTGCCAGTCGTAATCCGAGCGCCATCAATCACGGTTGTATCAGACTCTATTGCTGTCGATACTTGCGCAGCGGTTTGAAACCCGGTGACTAATCCATCAGCATATAATTGTGCTGCTGCTTGTGCGGCAGTGACATCAGCAGACGCTGCGAGCCCAGAAATGTCGGGAATATCAGCAGACGCTGCGAGCCCAGAAATGTCGGGAATATCAGCTGGTACAGCGAACGCATCGTTGTTCAGATCTGAGGCATCAAGTCCCGATATGCTAATACGAGCAGCGTTGATTGTCCCCGTGGTAATCCTTGCGCCATCAATCACGGTTGTATCAGTTGCTATTGCTGAAGATACTTGTGCAGCTGTTTGGAAATTTTCGGTAATGCCATCAGCATATTCCTCAGCAGCAGCTTGCAGTGCCACGCCCTGCACCGTTGTCACATAGCCCGCCAGATCACCATTGGCAACATAACCTGATAAATCAATTGCACCAACTGCATCACTGATTGAAATTGCGATCTCAGCGGCTGTTGGAGCAGCAGCAAATAACAAATCGGCGTAGGTCGCTGCTGCTGCTTCAGCTGCTGCTTGGGCAATGGCTAGCTCTGCAGTAGTAGCAAGACCTGTCACCTGTAAATCGGCGTAGGTTGCTGCTGCTGCTTCAGCTGCTGTTTGAGCAGCAGTGATATCAGCTTGTGTTGGAGCACTTGCAAATAACAAATCAGCGTAGGTCGCTGCTGCTGCTTCAGCTGCTGATTGGGCAGTGGCCAGCTCTGCAGTAGTAGCAAGGCCTGTCACCTGTAAATCGGCGTAGGTTGCTGCTGCTGCTTCAGCTGCTGTTTGAGCAGCAGTGATATCAGCTTGTGTTGGAGCACTTTCAAATAACAATTCAGCGTAGGTCGCTGCTGCTGCTTCAGCTGCTGATTGGGCAGTGGCCAGCTCTGCAGTAGTAGCAAGGCCTGTCACCTGTAAATCGGCGTAGGTCGCTGCTGCTGCTTCAGCTGCTGTTTGAGCAGCAGACACTTGGTCCCCAGTAGCAAACCCGCTGTTGTTAGTTAGTTCCGAGGTGCTATGCCCGGTAAGACTTATACGAGCAGCGTTGATTGTCCCCGTGGTAATCCTTGCACCATCAATCACAGTTTCATCAGCCGCTATTGCTGAAGATACTTGTGCAGCTGTTTGGAAATTTTCGGTAATGCCATCAGCATACGTCTCAGCAGCCCCTTGAGCAGCATCTGCTTCGGCTTGGGTAATAAAGGCTGAAAGATCCGGGAGATCGCTGTTAATAAGGTATGTCGAAAAGTCTAGCGCAGTTACTAGTGCGGCTGCTGCTGCGGCATCAGTTACAGCCTGAGCGGCCACCAATGCTGCGGCGTTTGCTGTGGCCTGTGCGGCTGCTGCTGCTGCGTCAAGATTCGTCCCAGCTGTTAGCGTGCCAATATTGACCACCACAACATCCGAGAACTTGCCAACCGTGTTGCGATAGCGTGCTGCTATGTTGTACAGCTGCACATCCTGCAGCCCGGTGATTGTGTGCGACAGTGATTCCGCTGGAAGAATTGCCCAGACATAGACAGTCTCGGCGTTTAATTTGTAGCCGATTTCAACGTAATCGATTTCGGAGGTTCCGGTTTCAATTTCATCCCATGTCACAGTCGCTTCCGTGAGAGCCGTTCCGTCATCGTTTAGCAGAGTGGCTGTCGATGCGGTGACGTTTTGCATCACAGCAGGCTGATCGAACAGGCTGGGAGTCATGTTCAGGGTCACGGCCTCAGCGGCCTCGTCCCCCACACTCCACGGATAGATCGTCGCGTCATAGATCTGCGCCTTAACTGTGACAGTGAGGTCAGCATTCATTGAGGTCTCACGAACCCGGTAAAGCTTGCTGACAATATCCAGCGCATCGTTAGAGACTGTTATGACATCACCGCATTCCAAAGCCATTGCCTGTGGCTGTGTTTTAAAGGTGACATATTCCTGAGACCGAGATTCGCGGACCGCAAACTCAGCCATGTCCCTTGCTTGATAAAAATCGGTGACACCTGTTAGCTCAAACTCTGAGTGCAGGTCCTCGTCGTTGTCATAAGCCTTATAGGCTAAATGCAAAGCACTATTGGCTGCAGGCCAGCTAACAGTGTCGTCCTGGTAGCCTTTGTTTTCGTTCGGGAACTTTACAGTTACGCGATTGGTTCTTTTTGAGCGATCTGCCCATCCAAGACTAACACCGCCAAGAATGTTGTCATTACTGAACGACATCACAGCAGAGCCTTCTTCCTCCATCAGTAGCTTGTATTTGCCATTGACAAAAGGCAACGAGCCTTTCATTGTCTTAAGGATTTCAGCACAATTGTCTATTGTTGAGTTGTCGGATTCTAAGATAAGGTTTGTGGTGTAGCGCTTGCGACTGCCAGAAGCCTGTCCAACCCTGTAATCGGGAAATGTGTCCCCGATCTCTATCGCGACTGTTGTGCCGTCGATCTCGACATAGATCACCGTCGGTTCTGCAGCGACTGGCTCATCTGGGAGAGGCACCATTGCATCACACGAGTTTGCCGCTGCAATAAAGGATGCAATATCAATATCTGCTACTAATAACTCTCTGCCGTAGTCGGCCAGTAAATAGTCGAGCAAACAGAGCGCCGGATTATCTGACCATGACTTGACCGTCGGATTGTAAAAGTTCGTGCGTGGATCCCAGACCTTCAGGCCTTGGACCTCAGCAGTGACGTTAGGCTCGCCCTGGTACTCTGGTTTTTCCGGGTGATAGTAAAATCGGGACCAGCTCCAAGCGAGGTCATCGCCCTTCATTGATGCGTCAATTGCAGTAAGCCCCGAAGACATGGCCGAGAACATTGTTTGATTAGGGTTCCCGTGCTTTGTAAGAATACGGGCCCACGCCCTTGACCCATTTGCGAAGCGAGTGTGACTCGTTTTGTCACCGTCGATTTTATAGTTTCCAATTGAGTGAACTGGACCCTGGCACCAAACGTCGAGACGATGCAGGAATTCTTTATTTTTATGGGAGCTGTCTAATTCAGATTCCTTATAGTGTATGTACGCAGAGTCCCAGCCGGATGAGGTTTTCAAACTTAGATTTGAGACCCCTTTCCATGCGTTGTCCGTACCAATGCGCCGTTTACCGTAGACCATTTTAATCGGATTTGAACCGCCCTCTTTCGCGATCATCATCCCAGCCTGCTTGCCTTGCATCTTAGCCTGCATTTTTGCCATTAGTGCGGCACCACCAACAACGACTGCGACTACTGCCGCTATAATCCATCCAATAATCATGTTAATACCTTATTTTTTGCCCCAACCGATGTTGCTCATTTCGTCGTGGGCATACTTGAAAAAGCGATCTCCGGGAAACAAATCCTGCTGCAACCTGTCGGAGCTATACCGCCCAGACATTTGGTTGAAGCTTGCCCAGTGGCTCGTGAGTTTGATTGTTAAATTTGAATTGCTGCCGCTTTCACGCACGCTAAAACTGTCGAGAGTGCCCTTGTATAAAATAACGGGCTCACCTTGAATAACATCATCGACCAGTATGGCCAGCTTGATAACTGCGCTCAGTCCTCGATAGTTTCCCGCTGCATAAGCCTTGGCCAGTGTGTTGGCCACGTTGCTTAGCTCGAGGCTGTAGGTTGCAAGGTTGAGCTCTTGGGTCTTATTAATGTTTGCAAATTTAACGAGCAATCCATTTGAGACATAGGTAGTAGTGCCAACAGTCAGATCAGAACCGTGATTGGTGTAGTGCTGTCCAACAGGCAGGTCCACTAAAAAGCAGTATTCAAAGTTGTCAGCAGTTAACGCATTGAGAAACGCTGTCGAGAATGTCTGCATCAGATTCGCTCCATCACATCAATCTCAAACCGGACCAGGCCGTCTTGGCCATACGAAATAGCTTGGATGTCGCTTTTCAATGAGACGCGCATAAACACATCGTTAATTTCAGCTGTACCACCCGGGGTTATTTGAGCCGGATAGTCACCACCGTCAGTCTTGGTCATGTAGAGTTTTGAGTGGTTGCTGTAGTTGTAATATTCCCCGGTGGCACCAGCAGCTGTACCAAATACCGGGAGCTTGATATAGAACACACCTGAGCAGCCAGCCTGTTCCATAAGAAATGCATGTATGGCAGAAAATTGCGTGCGAGTCATCGGTTGATAGACTAGCGTGGCCTCAAATCGTTGGCCTCCAATTTTACGCGTAAGGATTTTGCCCGACAAAGCCTCAGATTTGAGAGTTTTAACCTTTGACTTGATTTGAAAGGAGATTGGCTCGGGGCTCACAGGGAGTAGCGGTGTTGGCATTAAAATGCTCCTTTTCTTAAAATAAAGGCTCCCAGATTGACCCGTGCCGCACACAGCTACCTATGCCCTGATGTTTATATAGGCAAAGTGCTTTGTGTGACACGGAGTCGTTATGGAGCTATTTGACTTTTAGGGGCCTAAAACGGGCTGTTTTGTGCCGATTCGTTATAGATTTCCCTGATCATGCCCTCAAACTGGCCCCTATTGTTGCGGAGCATCGCTTCGACGTTTTCAGCATCTGAGCCATTCACGTTAAAGTTGAGGGTTGGGTTGTTGGTGACTTGGTTGTTGTTTGAGTTGCCAAGGAATTGCTTGAGGTCACCGTTGAGTCTGCTGTCAACAACCCGCTCGCCTTTGTCCAGCAAGTAGGTTCCTTCCCGGGGCACACTATCAATACCATCATGAGCCTGGCCAACAATTGACATCGTCTTTGCAACAGCTGTGGTTGCAATAATACCCGCGGATGCAGGCGCTGCGTTGGCACCAAATGAGGCCAGCGAGGCCATTGCTGCTGCTGGTGCATACGCTGCTGCCATAGCTGAACCAGCGGCAACAGACGTCGCAACACTGGTTGCAATGCCTGCGACTTCCATAGCCTTCATAAGCGTTTGCTGGAGGACCCAGTTCACACCCATTTCAACAAAGCTGCCAATCACCTTATCCAGAATCATGCTTGCAATGTTTTTTAAGCCATCGGATAAAGAAGTGACGCCTTTAATAATATTCGTAAACACATTTGAGATAGGCTGTGCCATGTCCTCAAACGCACCACGCATAGTTTCAGCGGCAATCGTCATTGACTCTAGCTTCTCAGTGCTTAACCCTGAAGGTGTTACACCTGCAGCATCTGCACCCGCTTCACCAAAGTCTGGTGAGCCATCTTCATTTACCTGTTCACCCGGGACACCACCTGAAGACTTAATTCCCAGCGCATCTTCTAGCGGCTTAAAGCCAGCAGTGCGTGCCAGGATGGCGGCTTTCAGTTTATCAATATTGGAAATAGTTGTTTCAGTATCAACCGTGAGGGTCAATGGTGGAATTGCGTCCAAGAAGCTAAATTTAGCTGCCGCTTCGTTGTATAGCTTAATGCCTTTATTAATAAAGTCCGCAATGTTTTTCAGTATCTTGTTAAACACTTTTTCAATTGCTAGCTGCATCTTTTGAATCCCCATGCGAAGGCGGTCAAAAGCATTAGGCAGGGTTAAGGTAAAACTTTTAAAAAGGAATTCAGATACTGCGCTCCAATTTTCATGGATTTTGCGAGCTGCGTAGCCAAATGCAATAACCAACAAAGTGAGTGCTGCACCTATTGGGTTTGCCATAATAATTACTGTTAGTGACTTAATGGCAAAGCCCAGGGCTACGATTGCCGGTATTGCAATGGTATAAATAAACTGCGTTGCAAAGACCTCAAGATTTTTGCCTAACAGGTCTAAACCGGTTGCAAGCGTTTTTGTAAACCCAAGAGATTTGTCAGCGCTCACTGCCATTTCTGTAAAGCGGTTTTTTACCGTTGTTGCTGCTTGGCTTACGGTCATCTCCATTGTTGCTACTGATTTACTTGTGCTGTCAAAGGCCTTAATAAGAATGGGCATAATCTTGGCAGCTGTGAGCTTGCCATCTGCACCCATTTGTTTTAGTTCACCACGTGTAACATTGAACCCTTTCGCCAACTCGCCTGCTAACACGGCGTTGTTTTCCATAACAGAGCGAAGCTCATCACCGTTTAATCTACCGGCAGCTAAACCCTGGGCCAACTGCCTTGCGGAGTTAGCAGCTTCAAGCGTGCTTGCACCAGACAACAGGAATGTGTTGTTGACGGCTGCAGTAGCCTTTGCAAGCTCTTCCTGGTTAATGCCCAGGTCTGCGGTTGCAATAGCCATTTTAGTGTAGACATCACCTGTTGCTGCAATGTCGCTCCGTGTCACCCTGGCAATAGTCGCAATGTCTCGCATTGCTATGGCTGTTTTCTTGGTGTCTTTTGTAAGTGCAAACATCCTGTTTTTTAGGTTTTGCATTTGATCAGCGAGCTTAATCATTGTGCCAGCACCAGCAAGTGCCATAGCACCAGCCATAAGACCGACTGCCTTAGTGATTTCTCTAAAGGCCTTGTTTGCTCTCTTCTTAAAGCGAGCTGTGGCCCGCCCCGCCTTATCAAGCTCTTTTCTGTAGCCGCCAGAATTCGCGACCAAGTCAACACTTAGTCGTGCTAATGTAGCCATAATTATTTCCTTTTGTTTTTTCTTGCTTGGGCCTTCACACCCTTTTCAATTGATTGGCGTAGGGTTCTGCGGAATCGCATAAACACAGCTTTCTCTTTGCCACGAATTGCAGGGCGTATAAACGGGCGTTCCTTGACACCCCGGTCGCTTTGCCCAAACTCAATTTGTAGAGCTTGATTACCACCACGCTCACGGTTTCTTTTGCCGCCGTAACCAACATTGATTGATGTGACCATGAATGCTTTTTTGCTGAGCTTCTCAAGTCGTGCAGGAGCGGAGGTGCTTGAAAAGCGGACGGAAGCCTTTAGGCCACCGTCTAGTTCCGGAGCAGTCCGTTTGATTTGTTCAAAGTTTGGCAGTAGTGCTTGCTTTGCTGCGTCTCTTGCAGCCTTACCTCTTATCTTGAGATCAAGCTGCATCAACGCTTCATTTAGCTCGCTAAGGCCACTGATCTTGACTTTCACATAGTCCTTACCCATTACTATTCTCCGCTAATGATTTGAATATCGCCATTTGAGCTTGCTGCTTTTTGCGGCGATCGATCATGGAGATCTCACGAGGTTGTGTGTATATCGCTATGAAGTCTGTAGGCAGTAATGCTTTTTTGTAGTTCCCGCTGCTGTTTGCAACGGCTGAGGCAATGAGACCTGCCCGATAATCTGCGCGGTTTTCCCCGAATGGTTCCAGGGTGCTATACGCCATCCACTCGGCCAACTCAAGGCTGCTTATACGGTTTTCTAATTCCCGCACTGTGCAACCAAGGTGACCCGCCAGTCTGAACTTAAACCGGCGGATCGGATCTCTTCTTAGTTTCCCTCAAGCTCCTCAACATCAGCATCAGACATGCCAGACATTTGGCGGGCAACTTCAAACAGGCGGTTCATAACCTGGGCATTCTTCTTACCCAATTCTACAGCGTCGCTATCTTTAAAAATGCGTTCGCCGTCATCTGTACATAGCGTCAACACTACAAGCCTTGCTCGCAGGTTATCCATGTTGGCTGCTGCACCAATTGACATTTCGAAGTGATCACGCTCACGGGCCGTTAAGCCGCGCACGCACACATCACCGCCCCACTCAGGCACTTCTACCTTTTTAATATCAAGGTCTACAACTTTAAAAATACTTTTCCTATCTAACATGTTTGTCTCCAAATAAAATAAGAGACGACCCCCAGGGCGGGAGCCGTCTTGTGGTGCTGCTTTACTTAAGCAAGTGCAAACGCAACAGCGCCGTCAATTGCGATTTCAACGTTTGCAGTAACAACATCTTCAACAGGCGTGTCGATTGAGTAGCCTGAGACATAACCAGTGAAAGTTGCCTGTGCGTCTTCAGCCCCTGATACCCATTTGACTGCGAAAACCTGTGCGTCTCCAGAATCAAATACAGCTTTTAGAGCGGTGTGACTTGCGTCACCGCAGACCCAGTTAAGTGTGAGTGAAAGAGTTCCAGAGTCTTTTTGGCCGACCAGCTTTTGCTTGTAGTCTGTGCCAAATTTGTTGTACTCAATAATGTTTGCAGAAAGCTCTAAGGTACCAATAGAGGCTACTTCAGCAATTTTAGTAGTGTTGTCGGCAGCAGTTGCTG